CAAGTATTAATCCGGTTTCAGCGCCGTGTTCTTCTAGGTCTTCTACCTGCATATTAGTCAGTGAACCACTTTCTACCATCCAACCACTATTAGCTGTTGTATTAACAATATGTAACTCTTGGCTAGATATTTTATTCAGCTGTTCTTGTGGTGATAGTAAGTTACGCACCATACCGAATGGGCGCCCTCTGCGGAAATACGCAAAATAAGGAACAATAGTAAAATCATTGTAAGGCGACCAATCATCATGGAGCACTACTTTGTCACAAGTTACTGTCCATCGTACGCGCCTGCGCATTTTTGTATATACAGACAAGCCATGAGTTTTAGCAAACTTTTTAGTCTTAGCTTCTGACCAATTATCCGGAACAAACCGTTGGTCGCCTGACTCCATATCAACGAAACAATCTGTTTTAACTAATTTTCTATGTTGTCGTTCTATAATTCGCAACGACCTGACATTTCTATAGTCATCAGTGTCTGGAATTGGCGCACCCGCGTATTCATCCATAGCATCTGCATCGCCGAAAGTATTATCAGCATACTCTACTGAATCGTGACCAAAACTATTTCCATTTTCTGCAATAAACCGTAACCGCTCTGCTTGTTTTTTACTGTAGGTTTCTTCTATCTCGTCAAGCGTCATCCATTTAGTTTCAAATACTTCATTCCAAGATTTAGGGTCAGAATTTTTTGCATCTGGATCGATTAAAATATCTAAAGGATCTTTGCACATTATGCGCACTTCGCCTTCTATATGATCTGAGAAATCTATACGCGCATCAAAGTAACCACGCCCATCCATAATCAAACCATCGGCAAATACTTGTTGCTCTAGCCAATCTAATTTATTGTTATCTGCTATCTGCATATACAAACGAGTCAGCACATCCGCTATTTCTTGATCGCCGCCTCTACGAGGTTTAAATCTTATATCTGCTCGTCGGGTAGACTGTTCACCTAGTACGGTGTTGATCGTAGGTAAAATAGTATTAATAGTTAACGAAGGTCTACCTTCTGCGTCTAATGCTGCAATATCCGCTGAATCCCATTGCTCACCTTGATAATATGCGTCGCACTTTTTTGCTAAGTCTACATAGTCTAAATGCCCATTATCTCTGGCTCGTACATACCTATCCCACTGAACTCTAGTTATAGTGTCCTCTTCCCCTGGAGACATTTTGCGTTTCTTAGGTAATATTGCCATATATCTATGCTCTCATAGCCGTTTTTGATTTAATTTCTTTAGAAAGGGAGTCTAGCCTATCGCGCCATGAAGGTGGATTTACTATTCGTTCTGAAAAAGTACTAAACTCTGTCATCATTAACCCTACCCATGCAAGTGCATCAACTTGATCATCGTGTACGCCATTAGGAAATCTTAATAATTCAGCAACTAATGGGCCTGTGAATATTTCGTTCTTAGGTAGATACACCATACCTTGTTGCATACGTCCTTGTATAGCCCTAGCTCTTGCTTCTTTATCGCGTCTTCCGGTTTTTAAATCTTTTATATACACTTCATTAAGACCACGTTCGCGTATACGTTTTTGTAAAAACGGCCCCAGTGCCATTTCTATGTGTCCTTTTTCTATGCCGACAATAGAAGGTTTCCAAAGTTCATACAGATCTAGTATGCGCTCAACCAACTCGAACCCGTCAAATCTACCACGAACTACGTCCATTAGGAATAGCCTATCGTATTCATCTACCCCCATGACTATCCCAACAGAATAATCATTACGATCTCTTTGGCCTATCGCTAAATCCCACGCGCAATAATAACGCATACGATCTTCATCTACATCTTCGGGTTCATAGTACTTAACCATGTCTCTAGTAAAGTATTCACCGTCATCAGATACAGGATTCTGTTGATACAGCGCTGACCAATCTCGTGGGCCAACAGCTCTACGTATTTTATCGAGCGCTTCTACATTATAGCGTTCACCGTGTAATGGGTCGCCCTCATCTCGAAACTTTTCTTGTTCTTCTGCAATAGCTGGGTACCGCACTACTTCCCACTCATCCCCGCCTTCAGAATGTGCTTTAAGTAATCGCCCTGCCAGATCATCGTCATGCCATCGAGTTAAAATAACGAGTATGCCGCCGCCTGGAGCAAGTCTAGTATAAGCAGTAGAAGTGTACCAATCCCAACTTGAGTCCCTATTATTCTGGGACTCTGCATCTTCCCTATTTTTTACAGGGTCATCAATAACTAAAATGTGCGCACCTTTACCTGTGATACCACCGCCAACACCGGCTGATACGTAACCGCCGCCGCCCGTTGTTAGCCAAGCTTCTGCAGACTGTGAGTCTGGATCAAGTCTTGTAGGAAACGCAGTTTTATAAGAAGGCTCCCGCAGCAACTGCCGCACTTTCCTACTAAACCCCATGGCTAATGATCCAGAGTAGGAACACCCAATAAATTCGTGACTGGGGTTTCTACCTAGGTGCCATGCAGGAAAAGCTACCGAAGCTAATGTGCTTTTGCCGTGTCGGGGTGGCATGAACAACATTAACCGTGGCGATTTCTTGTCCACCACATCGTAGCTAAACTGCTCTAACCGTTTACATATATCTTTATGCACCCAGCCTGCAGCGTAATCTGGATTAAACCGCTCTACAAAAGGTAATACTCTTTTGCGCGTTAAAAAACGTAACGCTAACTCTTCTTTAGCCTTCTGGTCTACTGTTGTTTCTTCCGGTTCTTTTTCTGCAGCCGCTGCTTTAGGCGCTGGTAACGCATCGACCAAATCTGCTTTGCAATACGCGCACATCTGATCCTCATCAGAGTATAGAGTTTCAGGATGTAGATTATGACATCTGCTACATTCTATAGTAGGTACTGCTGATTCTGTCATCCAGGTTCTAAATAGTCTTTATTGTGCCCTGCGATCTGCAGAAGTTCTTCGTCCGTCATACGTTCTAGCTGTTTTGAGCCATTAATGTTGATATTAACCTGTGTGGCTGAGTCTGGCTGGTGTAATCCGTGCAATTTACACAGCGAATCTACTGTGCCCTTCATTTCTGTAGCATTTCCGCAAGAACTCCACGTATCCATGTACATTTTGTGCGCATTGACCTTAGTAAACTTTACTTCTTCTCTAATTTCTTCACGCAAAAAAGCCAAAGCCTTACTTACACGCTCACTATGCACTAAATTCGTTGATTGCTTACGGTTTTTGTGACCTACTGCGCGGCCAGAAGCAGCAATAGACATACCGCTGGCTATGAGTCCTATGAACTTCTCTTCTTGGACTGATAGTTCCCCGTGATTAACGCCCATATAGGGCAATTTTGACTTAAACTCCAAATCATCTGGAGCTTCATATTCAATGGAGGGTAGATCGTTGCTCATATATCTCTCTTTTAAGGCTCTGGTCACTATAAATGAATACGGGTTTTTTGTCATCATGGGGTAGAGCTTCTATTGTACTCGCCCATTCTCTAGTATGCTCTTCATCGAAGCCATGCGCACTAAATAACTCTACAATCTTATAAAAATCATAGGCAATAACTTCTATATCGCCGTAGATAACACAAGTTCCTATTATAGCTTCGTCTAATCCATCTAATGCAATAACGGGGATTTCATCTTCCATGTACACAGAGTACCTAAAAAAAATTTAGGAAACAAATTTTATAGAAAAATTTTTGTAAAATAATAGGCTTATATCGCTCTGACATCGTCTCCCCCCTTTTGCCAGAGGCAGTGCCTTACCCCGTTTTGTGTATTTGGAACCTTGTTTTACAAATTGTTTTTGGAACCTTGTTGGATAGGGGGCCCCTAGGGTTTAATAGCTGATAGCCATCAGCTATTTGTAATTTGGTTTTGTGTTTTTTATTTAATAAGGAATAAGCACATGACGATTTACTCATACACTTTAGAAGAAGTAGAAGAAATAGAAGCAACGTGGGAAATTGCCCTATCAAACACTGAGGCAAATTATAATCAAGAGTTGGACAATATGTTTAACCATATTCGTACCTTAGAAAAACTAGTAGTAGCCCAAGCAGTAGAGTCGGGTTGGGCTGACCAAGACCACCAATCTAACCTAGATATTGTAGATGGTGCGATGATTAGATTTAACCAAGAGGAGGTAGCGTAATGAACGCTTTAGTAGTTGAGTTACTAATTTTTGTAGGTGCATTTGTTTTAGTACTTACTTTTGCCCCCGTATTTGGGAACTGGTTA